TAGGGTGTTGTCATTGCTTCTGCTGTGTTTCTAGTGATGTTAGTTTTTAACTGATTTAGAATTAGCAGAGTTGACTTCGTGTTAGCGATTGGCTGAATTAGCTTTGCCATACCCTTTGATAGAATACGAGGCTTGACTGCCATTGTTGATAACGGATTAAAGTCTGATTCAATATCTGATACCGATGGAGTTAAAGCCATACTATCCCAGATAAAAAGCATCTGACTATCATTGTTAGCCAACAGACTCTCAATAGTTTCTAACACAAACTCTACTGAACTTGCTTGTACATAAAGCAGCTTCTCAATATCACAACCAGCATTTGCCAAAAACTCTGGGTCAATAGAGTTCTCTGAATCAAAATAGATTACATCTATCCCTATTCTTTGAGCATTACCAGCGATTTGTGCTGCCATGTAAGACTTACCAGTTGCTTCCAAACCAGCAATCTCACTTATCTTTCCTACAGGAATACCACCCCATGAGCCTCTTTTGATAATACCATCAAGCCATTTACATCCAGTTGGAATAAATTGGTTAACCTCTGTTGGGTTATCTTCTGCTAATGAGAATGCTACATTAGTTCCTGCTTTTTTATTAATTAACTTTTTCATGTCGGCTATGTTTAACCGACCAATTGCTGTCGCTTTCGCCATTTTCCCTCCTTAGTGAAAGGGGGGGAGCAACCGCTCCCCCCCACTGATTAGCTAGCTAGTAAGTCCTTGAAAGCATCATCAACGGATGAACCCCCCGACTTATCTGTAACAACAACTCCATCAGAGTCATTACCACCATCTTCACCAAGTAGGAACTTGTCTAAAATAGCACCAACTTCTTCCTTAGTCTTAACTTCGAAAATCTTATCAAAGTCGATTTCAGTTTCCATAAGCTCCTTCATAAGAGCATCATCAGACGAAATCTTAGATGTCTTACGACGGGCAGTAATATTAGTAGATGGGAACATCGCACCGGGAGCTTTGCCGTAAACCAAAGCTAGGTCGGTGCCTGCGTCGGCATCTGTAATATCACCATAGTCAGGATTTAGAACTAGTTGTAGCAAGTTTTCATAAACTGTCTTGCTATAGCCCCAAACCTTAGTACCTTCATTATCTTCTCCGCGAACAACAACTGGTGAGAAGAAGCGACTCTTTGCTACAAGCTTACGAGCCAACTGCCGTGACTCATCATCACCATCGTTGTAAAGCTTAGACACAAAATCACACACAGGACAATCGTCACCAAAGTTCTTCTTTGGACACAAAAAGCCTGCCTTCTCTCCTACATTGTAGTGAAAGTGAAAGTGTTTAAAGGGATCACCATCTGGTGAAGGTAGAATGCGAATAACATTCTCTCCGTCAACTGGCTTCCAAAACTTAACGCCGCTGCCGTTACCGCCCTTGTTGTGTAGATCGGACAACTTTTGCCGCATTTTTTTAAGATCAATACCCATTTATTCCTCCGTTTTTTCTTGGGTTATCTGGACAACATTTGTAAATGCTTCCATATAAACATGATTATCTGACCAGTCTGACTCTATAATCTTAAAAGAAGATTGTTCATTTTCTTCTTTTATTTGGTCATTTATTTTTTCTATAACACCGGGGGTCTCCAGTGCTGTCTTACTCATAACGAAATAGTAACACTTTTCTCGGATGCTGTCAAGAGGAAAATACAATACCTCTTTTCCATCTTCTGGATTAACCGTACCAATCGTAGCAATTCTATTGACTTCCATTGGCTCCTCAACATTTGAAAATAAGTCTTCAGTGTTTTTTGTAAAGTTAATCGTGTGAAACATTCCCGCTATTGTTTTTGAAACATAGTCTTTCTTCTTGAGAAAAGAAACCTCTTGTCCTTCTAAGATTTTAGAAGCATCATAAAGATACATTCTATTGAACACTCCAGACCTAGCCATCTCTTGTAGTATACCACATATGGCTCGCTCTCTTAACTTCTGTTTAGCCGATAAGAAATTTTTCTCTGGTTTGATGTAGTGTATCGTAATTTTTTTATCTTTAATTTTTTCTAAAATTCTAAGAACTGAACCAGTGGTTTTTCCTCCTCCGAACAAAAACACATGTACACTATTATACTTTACTTCGTGGCGGATGTCAAGCTTTGTTTCTGCCTCATACTCTTTGAAAGTTTCTTGCCTTTCAAGCTCAATGTTTGTTACACTTTCCAATTCAACCTTAAAAGATGTATCCACATTAATAATGTTGTAAGCATCATATTGTGCCAGATCAGTAGCAACCTGACACCCTCCTGTACCAATCCCAATTACCTGCATAATTCTTTCATCTCTCCGTAGTTCAGTCCGACTGAAATGTTAACTTTAAAATCTCCAAAGCTAGTTTTGCCGTATGTAGAAACCAATTCTTTTAAGATATCTTTGTCTTCCTCATTGTAGTCGATCAAAACTGAATCATGGATCACTGCTGTAATATAGCTTTTCTTACCCTCTAAAAGCTTATCCAGCTTGAGGGTTTGTTTCAAACAAACATCAGATGCCGTGCTTTGAATCAAGTAGTTTAGAGCATGGAAGTCATCACTAGCAATCTTACG